GTTCACCCAAGAATTCCAGGTTGTTCTTCGGAATCTTACAAGGGGTGAAAAGGGCCTGCATGCAGGTCCCAGAGGACTTTATTGTGGAGGCCATGATCAAGCATAGGAAGGCTCTTACGAGTGCACCGCGAGGTGCCGAGCCATCTCCAATGCTTCCCTATTATCGTGATTTCTTTGAGCGTTTCCATCCAATAGAACCTAATCTCCATGAGGCCAGTACATCGGCCTCTTTCGAGTCGGTTCGATCTGAAGGAGGTGCTCGTGGTTGGATCCAATCCAATCCAGAGATCACGAATGAGGAATTGATCACCATGGTAGAGACACGACCAGGGAAGGTTGAGTCCGTTTCAGGACCTACTCTTCATGTCGGTTTTGATGAGCTTGTTGATATGGCTCTTCAGGAACCGACTGCGGTTCGAGTCTCGGCTATCCTGGAACCTTTGAAAGTCAGATTAATAACGAAGGGAAATACTCTTCGTTACTGGCTTTCTCGGGACTATCAGAAGCAATTGTGGAAGTACTTACAAAACTTTCCCCAGTTTGCTTTGACAGGACGGCCTCTCATGGCAAGTGACCTTCACGGCTTGTTATCTCGGGAACAGAAGCTTGGACTCAATTTCAGTCAATGGGTCAGTGGTGACTATGCAGCCGCCACAGACACTCTTGATCTGAGACACACGAAGGCAGCTTTTGAAAGCAGTCTCCGTATGGGTCTATTCACGCTTCAACCCAAGTACCAAGAAGTCCTTCGGAGTGTTCTCTATGAGCAGGATGTCTACTATCCAGAGAATCTCCGACGACAATTCGCCGGTCTTGAACCAGCAACCCAACAGACAGGTCAGCTCATGGGTTCTACCCTGAGCTATCCTATCTTGTGCACGGTGAATCTGTGCGCTTATTGGGCTGCACTTGAGGAACGCACGGGACGATGTTTCGATGTTCACGAACTACCTGTTCTTGTGAACGGTGATGACATCTTGTTCCGTTGTGATGATCAGCTTTACCGGATCTGGCTTCGGAGAACCGCAGAAGTTGGTTTCGAGCTCAGTCTTGGCAAGAACTACGTTCATCCAGACTACCTTACTGTGAACTCACAGCTCTACTTCCATGATAAGCAGAGAGATATGTTTATTCACCAAGGTGTCTTGAACGCAGGTCTGCTTACAGGACAGAGCAAGGTAACCGGTCGCCACGGTGCGAAACTCGCACCTTTGTGGGACTACTTCAACGAGGTAACACGAGGAGCTGTGGATCCAGTCCGCGCGAAGCAACGTTTTATCCATTATCACAAGATAAACGTTGAGAACATTACTCAAAAGGGTAAGTTCAATCTTCACGCCGCCCCTATGAAAGGTGGACTTGGTTTCGATCCTGTTGGAGAGACCAAGTTTACATCCTTCCAAAGGCGGTTCGCAGACTTTATGGATCATCAGCTTAGGAACGATCCTGAACATTTTCAGAAGATCAGT